CCTCAATGGCATGGCGGATGGCGCGCTCCACGCGGCTGGCAGTGGTACCGTTTTTATGATAGGAAATTTACCTAATTGTTGTGAGGTATTCTCCGTTCTTCACAGGTATAGGCGCAAGTTGTTTATCGTGCCCTTATTATACCAGATGCCGGGGCATATATCCATCGACAAATCGCTCAAATCCGACAACTCAAAAAAGAAAAGTCCATGAAAATATCAATGCCCAGCGGCACCATATTTTTCCATAGACTTTTCCTCCATTTTGATTACTTCCTGGCGTTGTTCTCCGCCCTCAGCCGTGCAAACAGTTCGTCTGCCTCGATGGCCTCCTTGGTGAAGGAGTTGTTCTTCCACCAGTTGATAATGGCCACCACAACGGTGATGAGGGTGCTTACCACCTGCTGGAGCTGCTCGTTGTCAATGGGCAGCGGGCTTTTGCCAAAGGCGGTCAGCAGACTGTTCAGCAGCGCCACAAGCAGGCAGATGGTTCTCGCCCACGTTGCGGCGGTCACGGTCGTGTTCTGTTCCATTTTGAAATCTCCTCTCACGTCATGGCGTGTTCTTCCCGGACAGGCAGACTTTCCACTCGCTCATACAGGTTCGTGCCGGTGCCGTTTCCATGCAGTTCGTGGTATGCCTCATAGATAACGCCGACGTTCGTCAGCCCTTCCACGTCCACATACCCCTGATGAAGATAATACCGGCAGCTCTGATACAATCGATCATGGAGCATCGCTTTCACGCCTTTTTTCAGTGCCTTCTGCTCCTGAATGGTCGCCAAGAGCGTTTTACCCATCCAGCCCATGATGCCTGCCACCAGGATCGACACGATCTCATTCAGATGTGTCAAGATAAAGCTCTCCGTGGGCTTCACGCTCCTTTCACACAGGTAAGGCCGGCTTTCGCAATGATGCCCGGGTAGTCCTTATACACATGGTTCATGTCCACCACACCGCTCACACCAGCCACCTTGCCCTTGGAGCTGTACTGCCACATACCGTGCTTGCGGGTCGGCCGCTTGTTCCGGTAGTCCGCCAGCCATAGGTCAAAGTCGTTCAGCTGCCACATGTTCAGGTTGTAGTCGGCAAAGTTCGAGTAGGTATACAGGATCGCGTACAGCCCCCACTTTTCGATCTCCCTGAGCTCCATTTTGGCAAGTTTCGTCAACTCGGCTGCGGGCAGACTTTTCAGACGGGGGTCCTCCACGTCCATGGCAATGGGCAGCTCAAAGCTCTTTCCTTCCAGGCAGGTCTTGAGCAGGTTCAGCTCCTTCTTTGCCATGCCTTCCGTTACCGCAACGGTGTAAGCATATACGCCAACTGGCAAACCTACAGATTTGGCCCCGGCATAGTTCGCTTCAAAGCACGGATCGACGTAGAGCTGCCCGCTCTTGGTGGAAACTGCACGGATCATCACGCCACCTACTTTTCCGCTGGCCTTGACTTTTTTCCAGTCAATGGTTCCCTGCCAGCGGGAAACGTCGATGACATCAAGCATTCCCCTGCTCCTTCAGTTTCTCGGCCAGCTGGGTGCACAGCTTTTCGTACTCCTCTTCGGTCAGGCGGTCGTTGGCAAAGAAGATATCCAGCTTCCGCTGCATCCCGTTGGTCTTACCGCGTTCGATCAGGCGTGCACAGGTGTTGTAGAGTTCCATTTTGAGTCCTTTCTGCTCACGTTCTGCATGAGCCATCTTAATGTAAAAAATCGCTCATCAGCATTCCTTTTCAGTGGGCCAATAAGCGAAACGATACAAATGGGCTGACCCGACTCTTATTCCTCCGGCGTAACCCCCAGCTCCAACATGGTCAACCTGTACTCCTGATCCACCACCAGGCTGTCGGTGTCGGTTTGGGCGCTTTGCAGGGCGGCCAGTGTTTCGGGCAGGGTGTCCACGGCTTTCTGCTTTGCCGCTGCCTTTTGCTGGGCCGCTTCCTGTGCAGCCAGCTCTTCAGCGGTCGGCGGCTGGGGCACTTCCCCATATTCGTACACCTCGTACTCCGCTCCGCATAGCCGGATGCCCCAGTAAGCTTCCCCGGGCTGCGCACTTTGGTTGTGTGCGTTCACCGCAGCCTCGATCGCGCTGTAATCTGCCGGGGTGCCGGCAGTCTCGGTCGGTACCGTGTACCCGGGACGGATCGTTGCTTCTTCCATTTTGAGATCTCCTTTCCGGGTGCTCAGTTAATATAGTTATGTTCGAGCCATAAGAACCCAGTAACCGTTGTCACCAGCGTATTCAGCGGCAGCACGATGCAGGGGCGCAGACCGTACGAGTCCTCTCTGTGGCGGCCTGCACTGGAAAAACTTCCGTCCGCATAAAACGTGTACATATAGTTGCCGTTGTGGGTTCGCTTGGAGCGTGTCCAGTATTCATTGTCTGCTTTTCGCTTGTCGGTGGCAGCAGTCGTGTAGTCGAAGTAGTCCAGTTTTGCACCCTCTTGTGCCATCAGGCCATCTATGCCCTGCCAGGTGTAAACGCCCATCTCGACTGCGGAAAGCAGAAAGCACTTTCTCGAAAGGCCGTTTGAGCCGGAGGAAACATTGGCCGAATTGTAATCAGCCTGTTTCACGTAGGGCAGATGCACGGTCATCAGGCGGTTTGCTACACTGGGTGTGATATTTCCGCCCGGGTAGTTGACACACCAGTTGTCCAGCGCCCATCCTTCGTAGCCGTAGATGTAGTTACTGCTATCGATCGCTGTTGAGCCGGCAATGTTTGTTCGCCAAAGCCATGCGCCGTTGGCCGTGCTGTCGTACAACCCGCCGCCCGGAACGCCCTTGTGCACCAGCTTATACCAGTAGGTATTGCCGCTCGGGTTTGCAATGCCAAATTCCGTCCCCAATGCAAAGGAACTGATGGGATTGCCGCCGTCATAGAACTTCTTGGCTACACCGTCCACGCCGATATAGCCCTTGTGCACCTGCCTTGCGGTACCGCCCACGCCGGTGTAGATCTTGGAGACCGACTTGGCACTTCCGCCAATTCCGGTATAAATTGCCATGTTCCGTCCTCCTTATGCGTATACCAGCAGGATAGAGCCGGTTGCAAGGCTGCTTCCCGCACCGGGGTCACTGGTTTGGGAGGTGATGGTGTTGGTGTTGACATATGCCCAACCTGAAAAGCTGTTGCCATTAGTCCATCTCTGACGAAACGCCATTACCCCTGTACTATGAGCAATATATACTTGCGTTACATTGCCAGAATAGTTCCACACCATAACAATGCCGTATTTATATACCCCGCTTGGCCCGTTCGTTCCCCAGTGCTCAGGAGTTGTCAGCCATATGCCTGTATCGAGAGCATCCCAATTAGGCGCGCCAGATAGATCGTCTCTCCAGAGCAAAGTCTTGCACGCATCCAGGGCCGTCGAGCACCCAGTTCCTCCTCTTGCAAGTCCTAGAATCCCGGAAGTGATATTGGCCGCGCTATGGCTATGCGCACTCGGTGGATAATTACTCGGCTTCCCGCTCACGCTGTCCCACGTAGAGGGAAACGTACTCGGTTTATCCGTCACGGAATTCCAGTCCGTCTTGATGCTCTTGAACTTGTCGCCCACGGTCTTTGCATCCGCGGGTGCGCCGTCAATGGTCAGGGTCTTGTCGGTGTTCACCACCTTCTTGGCCGCTTCCACCAGTTGGCGGGCTTCGTTCTCGCTGGCCTTGGCGTTTCCTTCGCTGGTCTTTGCATTCCCCTCACTGGTCTTGGCCTTCCCTGCGCTTGCTTCGGCTTCCTTGGCCTTGGCGGTACAGGTAGCCACGCTGGTTCCCATGCTGTCGGCGCTGGCTTTCGCGTTGGTCTCACTGGTCTTGGCGTTGGCAGCGCTGGTGGCAGCTTTCGTTTCGCTGCTCTTGGCGTTGGTCTCGCTGGTCTTCGCGTTGGTCTCTGAGGTCTTGGACGCATTCTCGCTTACCTTGGCGTTGGTCTCCGAGGTCTTCGCCTTGGTCTCGCTGGTCTTGGCCGCATTCTCACTGGCCTTGGCATTGGTCTCGCTGGTCTTTGCCGCGCTGGCCGAACCCGCTGCCGCAGAAGCAGAGGATGCCGCAGCGTTCTCACTTGCCCTGGCTGCATTCTCGCTTGCCTTGGCGTTGGTCTCGCTCACCTTGGCAGCATCCTGGCTTGCCTTTGCCGCATCCCGTGCAGCTTCGGCCTGACGGAGCAGCTCTTTGATGTTGGCGATGCTCTGGTTCACAAAGTCCCGGGTCCACTCCATCGAGCTGGCGATGTATTCACGGACTTCCCGGCCATAGATCGCCTTCCGGATGCCCGTAATGATCGCATCAAAATCCATTCCTATTCTCAACCTCCTCCATTTTGAGCCCTTACGAACTGCTCAGGTTGCCCAGCAGCTGGTTCAGGAAACTGATGATCGCCTGTGCGATCGTCCATACGCTGTCCATGGCCTGCTTCTGCACCTGCTGTTTGGTCAGCTTCTCGGGGGTCAGACCAAAGGTGAACTGCTTCTCGTTGGGCGCATCCAGCGGCAGTTTCAGCTTGGTGCACACCAGCCACTTGTCGATCTCGTGGGGGCTGGAGATGATGTGGGTCTTGATCAGAAATCCCAGTCGGTCATTGCTTTCCCCGCTGTCCACCCGGTCGTAAGCGGTCAGGGTCATCACAGGCTCGATGTTCTGCTTATACCCCTTCAGCTCGGTCTGTGCTTCTTTGCGTAGGTTGTCATTGTTCGTGTTGCCATCGACCTGGATGCACTTCTCAATGATGCCGTACTTTGCTTCCGCCGCCTCGTCCCGCACCGTCTCCGAGATCGCGCTCACGGTGGTCGTCTTGAAGATCCACCATCCGCTGGTGGTCGTCTGGGTGCCATATGCGGTCACACGGGTCACCACGTCGCTGGACATCTGCTCCACATAGCTGAAATCCAGCAGGTTCACGCCATATTCAATGGTCTGTGTCGTGGTGGCATCCGTTTCCACGAGGTAATCGATGTACACCCGCCATACCGCAGTGCCGTTGTCTGCCCGCACGATCCGTGTCCGCAGGTATCCGTCGTATTCTTCCAGCAAAAAGGTGTTCAGCAGGCTCCACTGGCTCTCGAACAGGGTTCCCTTGCTGGAGGTATCAATGGTGCGCCCGGGCTGGATGTTCACCTTCCCGATGCCAAAGGTCCCGTACGGCCCCTGATAGTAGTCCTTCAACGCCTGCGTTGCAAGGTAGAAGATGCTGTTGGAGGGCACGCTCGACCACTGCTCCAGCGGGTTGTCGGTGGTCAGGTAGTAGGTTCCGCCGTTCACCTTCGGTACAAATCGCTGGAGATATCCCAGCACGCCCTCGGCATACAGCTTGTAGCTCAGGTCAAACAGCTTTTCCGTCTCGGTCACATAACCCAGCCAGATCGGTTTGCCGTCCTCTTCCACCACCAGCCACGTTTTCTCGTACTTCAGGGTGGTGTACACAGGGTTCTTGTAGCTGCCAAACGCCGTGTTGATCTGGTATGGGATGGTCGCTTCAAAGCTTCCGAACTCGTTTTTGGCCAGGTTCAGCACCGGGTCTTCGAGGAATCGGTTGGAAACGCTTCCCTCTATCGTGTCGCCCTGGGAATCAAAGATGCACTCCCGGGTGTCCCACTGGAACCCAAGAGCACTCGTGCCGTTAAAGGTCTCCGTCTTCTTTGAGATGGTTCCCGCATAAACTTGATATCCGATGGCTCCTCCCTCCTTTCTGCATCCATTTTGAAACTTCGTAAAGCCCTCTTTGTCCAGTCAAAACTTCACGCCATGCCAAGGGCTCCCCTACTAGGAGCAACAACAACGACCGCCGCCAGTGGCGGAAACAGGGAGGAGTTGTTGGGGCCGCGGCCAGCAAGACACAAGTGCAACACTTTGCACGAAGTGGATGCTGGGAGCCGCAACCCGGGCCTGGCGAGCGAAGCGAGACTGAGAGGTTTAATCCGTCATAAGTACGCTGGCTGGTAATACAGGTTGAGCGTTCCCTCACCCGCCATCAGGCCAGCCACCCGCACTTCGTACACGTCATATCGCAGATCGTTGTCGATCAGGCCGATGTCCACCTTTCCCGCGCTTTCGCTCAGTTGGGCCGGGATGGGCGATTCCATCACCGCCGGAAGTCCCAGCTCTTTTGCTTTTTCGTAGGGGTAGGTCTGGCTCTTTGCCAGTGTAACCCCCACAAAACCGCTACCGGTCCATTTTGCTTGCAGCAGGCTCGGTTTTTCGCTGGGCGGCATCCGGAAGGTCTTGGTCTGGAGTGCCTTGATGGGGATGTCCTTGCAGTAGGGCACGGCCAGATCGGTTTCAAACCCAAAGGTATCCCACACCCAGTCCTCCTGAATGTTGTCGTACAGGAACTTGAACGGGTAAAGGCTGTAAGCAAAGGTCACGACGCTGCGTCCGTTCTTCTGCTTGATGCCCCCGTTCACCCAGACACGCCCCAGATAAAAGAACGCCGGGTCATCCTCCAGCCGCACCCTGGTCTGTGCCGGGATCGAGTTGCTCTTCGCCAGCACTCTGGAAAGATACTCCAGCGCTCCGGTTCCCACAGGGGTCGAAAGGTTCTGCCCCCGCCACTCGTCCGTGTCCAGATAAAACTCCCAGCTCCCCTCCCGGGCCTTGAATACCGGGTAACCCGTCAGGCTCTTGGAAAGGTAGGTGGTTCCGTCTCGTCCGGGTACGTCCACGGAAAGGACTTTCTCCACCGGGGGAGCCACCACAGGCCGGGAGACCGGGATCATCTTCCAGTCATCCCAGGTGTTCTTGTCACCAATGGTGATGGAATGGTACATGGCTCCTCCTTAACTCAGCATGTCGGCAGGCGGCTGGAAGTCATAGGAGATGGTCAGTGTCACCCGTCCGTCATTGCCGTTCTTGACGTTGCTGATCCAGCAGCGCCCTTTGTAGCTTCTCGTCTGCGCGGTGGAGAGCACGGTTCCGCCCAGCTCCATCCGCACCTCGCATTCTCTTCCCTGAATGATCCGCATCAGCCGGAAATAGGTGCTTGTCCAGTCACCTTCCCGGCTCGACCAGTCGGGATAAAGCCGAATGCTCTGTTCGGTCTTGTCGGGGATGCCGCATCGCTCCCGTACATCGTCCATGGTGTGCCGTCCGTAGTCATCCCAGCTGGAATGCGGTACGCCGTCCGCCACATAATAAAAGTCCCAGCTCCCGGTCGAGTTCTGGAACACCCTCTTTCCCAGCGGAGCCTTTTCCGGCGTGCCGTGGTAGGAAGGAAAATCCATCGTCTCGTATTTTTCCTCAAAGGCATTGACATGCAGGGGGTTCAGGGGGATCAGGTTGAAGTCTCTCGTGCTGTATTCCCGGGAAGCCCCTGCATTGTCATATACCTTAAAAATAAGCCCCGCAAATGTAGGGATCTTTGAGGAAAGCGCCGGGTCAGTTGCGCTCCGTCCCATCATCGGTTGTTCCTCCGGTTGATCTTCCCCAGCCCCTCGTCCACGTCGTTGATGATCTCTCCCACCAGTTTCCGGCCGTTCATCTGGACTTTCATGTTGGCCACGGCCCGGGCAATGCTGTCGATGTGCTCGCCCAGTGCCTCTACGCTCGAAACGATGTCGGTGTTGGGGTTGGCCTTCTGGTCAGTCTTGTTGGCCTCTTCCTGCTGGGCCTTGGTCACCTCGGCTCTGCGCACCACGTTGGCAGCAAGGCCTGCGGTGCGCTCTGCATTCAGGGCGACCGTGCCGTTCTGGAACAGGGTGTCGTTCAGCCAGTCCACTCCATTTTGAACGTCGCTCATGTCCACTACGGGCTGGATGCTGGGTTCATACTCGAAGTCGTCGCTGGCAATGTCGCCCACTCGCTGGGCCAGATCCATCATGGTGGAAAGGGCAGTGTCGCTCACGTCCTGTACGCCCTGCACCACGGAGCCGGTCTCGTCGGTGATTCCCTGCGCCAAGCCCAGGCTCAGGTATTCGCCAATGCCCGCCATCACGCGGCTGGGGGAATGGATGCCAAAGAAGTCGCAGAATCCATTCACGATGCTGCTGCCGAAGTCGCAGATGCCGTTCCACACCGTACCCGCCGCACCGGTAATGCCCTGCCACAGGCCGGAGATCAGGTTTCCGCCCACGTCTACCAGTCCTTTGAAGCCGTTGCTGATCCAGTCCCACAGGTGCGAGAAGGCATTTCCCAGCCAGTCAAAGAACCCGCTGAAGAAATCACCGATCTTGTCCCAGTTGGCGATCAGCAGTCCGCCGCCCACAATGGCCGCGCCAATGAGCCAGCCTTCGGGGCCAATGGAGCCCAGCACGCTCACCAGAGTGCCGCCCAGTTCTCCCAGACCGCCCAGTAAGCCGCCGGAGCCGGTGATCATCTCGCCGATACTGCCAAGTCCGCCCAGTGCTTCTCCCAGCAGCCCCGTGCCGCCCGTGGCAGAGCCCAGCAGGCCGCTCATGTTGCCCAGGATGCTGCCAAGGTTCTCGGTCGCGCCGGTCACCTTGACCACCTGTCCCATCACCTTCAAGGTACCGCCGCCCTGGGCCAGTTTGTTGAAGGTCAGCATGGTCTTGCCCAGATTCATCATCGTCTGGCCAAATTCGCTGCCCATAAAGTCCAGCACGGTGGTAATGCCGCCGGTCACTGCCCCGCCCCAGTCACCGCTCACAAGGGCGGTAATGGTGCCAAAGAGGTCGGTGATCACTTCGGTCACGCCGTCCTTGGTGGCCACGCCAAAGGCTCTGCTGAGCTTCGAGGCCATTTCCGGGGCGCTCTTCTGCACCTGTGCCCAGACGCTGTTGAAGCCCTCCTGAATGGGCCGCCAGTTCTTCGAGATGGAGTAGCCCAGCTGCATCATCATCCGCTTGCCGGAGTCGTCCAGTTCAAAGGCATCCGCCAGATTTTCCGCAAAGCCCACAAAGTTGTACTGTTCGCTTTGCAGGTCTGCCAGTGCATCCAGTGCGGTCTCGCTGTTTTTACCAAACTTCTTCACAGCCTCGTCGTACTTCAGCTGCTTGTTCGTTACCTTCTTCAGGCTGTAGCTCATGCTGTCCAGTGCCGTGCCCACGCCAATGATGGCGGTCATGGTGCCCTGGGTGGCGGCTTTCCGTGCCTGGACGCTGTCGGCTCCGTATTGTTCCACCGCAGCCTTGTAAGCATCCTCCCGGCCCGCAAGGTCCCCGTCACCGTAGAGCTTGGCCAGCATGTTCTGCCGGTTGGTCACCAGCTTCTCCTGCTTTTCCAGGTAGGAGACCTTGCTGTCGTAGGCATCCAGCTGGGCCTGATTCAGCTCGTTGATGAGCTTCTGCTGTTCGGTCTGTGCCTCCAGATACTGCTGGTAGGCCGCCTGGGTCTTCTGGCTTGCCTCGCCGAACTCGTTTTTGATGGCGATATAGTCCTTCTCGGTGGCCAGCAGGATCTCCGCCTGGTTCTTGATCTTCCGGTTGATGTAGTCGATCTTCTTGTTGGACTTCTCGGTCACCTCGGCGCTGTCCTCGTACAGGGCGCTCCAAAGCTCGTATTCGTCCTCCGCGGTCTTGGCATCGGTCTCGTACCGCTCCTGAATGACCTTCAGGATGCTGTCCTGCTTGCTTCTCTGAAGCTCCGCAAGGGTCTTCTGTTCGCTCAGCAGGGTACCGTAAGCGTCCTTCGTCTTGCTGTTGTTTGCGCCCACCTTGGCCAGCAGGGTGTCGTACTGCTCTTTCGCAATGGCCACCCGTTTGGTCTGGAGCTCGATCTCCCTTGTCAGGCTCTCGGTCTTCTTGGTGATGAGCTCTTCCACCGTGGCCGTGTCGCCGCCTGTCACTTCCCACAGCGCGTATTCGCCGGTGGCGTTGGACATCTCTGTCTTGTTGGCCTTCAGCTGGTCGGAGAATGCACTTGCCAGTGTGTCTGCCAGTGACTTGCCGGTCTTGGAGGCTTTGGACTTGGTGGTGCCACCGCCCACTCCATCCAGTGCATCATCCACGGCGTTCTGGTAGTAGTCGGTCAGCACGCCAAAGGGGTTCATCTTGCCCCATGTGCTGTCCACAGCATTCTTGATCTCCTCCACGGTTGAGGGGGTCTTGTTACCGGGCTTCTTGATGCCGCTGTTGGAGGGGATCGGTACAGTATCCTGTGCCGCCTGCTTTGCTGCATTCTGTGCGCCCTTCAGTCCATGTTGATAAACGGGGTTGCCCAAATGGAGCGAATTCATCTTCATGGCGTTGTACAGCCCAACCATGCTGTTCTGTACGGCAATGGTCGCCTCATCCAGAGCAGTGGTCATACCGTCTTTTACAGCAAGGGCCGCATTGTAAGCGCTGCTCCGCAGCTCGTCCTGTTTCGTCTTGTCGCCAATGCCCAGGATCGCACCCTCAAGGATGTTCTCTGCGTCGCTGGCTGCAACGTCACTGGGCGAATGGATGCCCCAGAAGGTGGTGAAGACATTCCGGATGGAGGTCGCCGCGTGCAGCATGTTGGCTTTGGCCTGCGCCAGTGCACTGGGGTCTGCAATGCCCAATGCCAGACCCTCTGTGATATAACGGCCGATCTCTTCCATTACAAGGGAAGGCGAATGAGTTTTGACAGTATCCTTCGTTGTCTCGACAGCCGCTTGTGCTACTTCTTCTGAGGCTTTTTCAACTTGATCTTTCCCTTTGAGTTCTCCTTCAGCAAGACCTTCGGAGATATTTTTCCCGGCATCCTCAAAGCCGCTCGTATCGACCTGCTCTTCCGCTCCCTTAAAGATTTCCTTGACCCAGTTGACAAATGCACCGATTGGGCGGTCATCATTGAATATCTGCATCCACCAGTCTCCAGTGCCAAGCGGCCGGAACAGATCTTTGATTGCCTGCCACACCTCGGATGCAACAGATTCGATTACTACTCTGCACGCCTGTGCGATCTGGGGCGCAGTGGAGATCAGGGTGTTGCACAGGATCTCGATCAGGCCGATCAGGGCATTGGTCAGCGGTTCCGCACACTCGATGATCGTATTGCAGAGCACCTTCACCACTGCGATCAATGCGTCCTGAATGTCCGGTGCAGCGTTGATGATGGCGGTGCAGATGGGGCCTGCAAACATGGAAAGCACGCCGATGATGGCCATCGCGCCCGTCAGCTTCAGCGCACCGGATGCAAACTTGTCAAATGCCGTTCCCAGCACGGTCAGCCCGGCCGAGAGCATCGGGAACACACTGTTCAGCGCACCGGCACCCAGCAGAACTGCGATCAGCCCGCCCAGTGCAACTCCTGCGGAGAGAAGGGATTCCCACTTGACAAAGTTAAAAATGGCGCAGGCCGCAGCCAGTTTGATCATGCCGCCGGAAAGGGTACTGATGACCCAGGCGGCCTGTAAAGCATCGCCTTGCAGCTTGGAGAGTGCGAACACAGCCACTCCCATTCCCGCAAGAGCTACTCCGCACTTGACCATTGCACCCAATGCAGCATCGCCCAGCCGCGCATAGATCGCCACAGCTCCTGCCAGTACCAGCATTGCACTGGACATGGTCAGAATCGAAGCTGCACCGTCTACCCCGGACATCTGGGATGCTACACTCAGCGCCGTCAATCCAGCCGCAACCTTGATCAGACCATCGATGGCCGCATCTCCCATCGCGGCAAACAGCCCCACGGCTCCTGCCAGTACGATGAGGGAAGACGACATCACCAGGATGGCTGCGCCGGAGCCGAACTTCGTCTTGGCTGAGAAAGCCGACATGGTGGTCATCAGGAGCATCAGGGTCTTGATGCTGGTCATGGCCGCATCCAGCCGGACAAGCTGAATGTTCGCCAGACTGCTCACCGCCTGCGCTGCGATCCAGATGCCGCCAGCCATGGCTGCGATCGCGGCTCCATTTTGAAATCCGGTCGGGCCGATCACCTTGTTTACCACAGCCAGAGCCGTGGCCATGGTGGTCAGCAGCCCGCCCAGCGAAACCACCGCCATACCGGCTTTTACCAGGCTGGTGAACTTGATCTCGCTCAGGGGCTTCAGGGCGGTGGAAAGCACCTTGATGGCACTGCTCAGCGCCACCAGCTCCACTGCCGTTGAAAGGATCACTTTGTGGTTCATGGCCTTCTCGCCCACCACCAGCGCCAGCGAGAGCTGACGCATCGCCAGCATCATGGCAACGATGGACACAGTCACAACGGCCAGCGCTGCGGCATTTGCTGCAATGTTGCCCTTCTGAAGGACCTCCATGATCCGGGAAAGTCCCTTGGTAATGGAGCCAATGGCAATGCCCAGTCCGATCAGCGCCGCAGCAGTGCCCCACAGGGTCGCCGCGTTCAGGGCGCTGGCTTTCAGGCTGTCAAATGCTTTCGTGAACCGCTTGGTGGTAGGCTCCAGCAGCTTTGCCGAGATCGTCAGCAGGGTAACGAAGCCAAAGACCGTAATGGCGATCTCCGTGAACCTGTCGGGGTTGATCCGGCTCATCACGTACATGGCACCGGCCAGGATCAGGATCGCGGTGGCCATGCCGGTCAGGGTCTTGGTGCTCTCGTTCTTCTGCCAGGTCTTGATCGCGCTGGTCAGCTGCTTAAAGGTGCCGGAGATGGAGTTGAGCATTCCGGTCAGCGGGGTCTCCAGCATTGCTTTCAGGCTCTTGGTGGCTTTTGCCATCTGCCCGATGCTGAACGCCAGCAGTCCCACGTCGATCAGGCTCATAAACCGGTAAACGTCCGTCCCGCTGATGGCATCAAAGCCCTCTTTCACAGCGGTAAAGAACTGTTTCACCGGGGCAAAGGCATCCCCCACCGAGCCGTTGATCTTGTTCATGCTGCGCTGAAAGCTGGAAGCAAACTCACTCATGGATTTGCTCAGGTTCTTCGGCATGTCGATGAGATTCTGCTGGAAGTCCTCCAGATTCGGCTTTGTCAGCCCCAGCACCTGCACCGCGTTCTCGCCAAGGCCGCCCAGTTTGGAGAGCAGGGTCGAGATTGCCATGCCCAGCGCGCCCAGGATGCCAATGCCTCCGCTTGCTGCGGTCTGGATCACGGCGCTCAGTCCGTCAAAGGCCCGCCTGCCCACGGAGTATAAGGTGCCCAGCAGGCCGGTGCTCTTCTCTCCCTTTTCCAGGAAGGTGTCGATGTACTGCGCGATCTTCGTGTTCTTCAGCATGCTGCCCAGTGCATCCACGGGGCTCAGGAGCTTCGTCAGCGCCGTCTTGATGCCGCCCAGCTTCTCCCGCAGGGTGCCGCTTCCGGTGGCAACTTTATAGATCGTCTCAAGGAAATCCCCCAGCCCGGCTCCCACGCTCAGCATCACCTGTGCCACAGGCTTCGCAGCGTTCGCCAGCAGCGAAAATGCTTCCTTTGCCATCGCGCCGATCTTGCTCAGGATCGTGGTAACGCCTTTCAGCACCGTGAACAGGCCCTTGAAGGTCTTCTTGATCTTCTCTGCGGTCTGGTCGGTGATGATGAGCTTCTGGGTCATCAGGTCGAGCCGTTCGGCAAAGCTGTAAATGCGCTCCCCGTCTGCGGGCGGGAAGATCTCACTGAACGCCTCCTTCACAGGGGCCACCACTTTGCCAATGGCATCCATGATGTTCCAGAAGCTCTGCACCAGATGCTCTCTGCCGGAAAGCTCGCCGATCTTCTTGGCGTACTCGTCCAGGTCCAGGGTTCCATTTTGAATCTCGGCGTTCAGCTTCGCAAAGGCTTCTGCATCCCGCTGGATGGTCTCCCGGTCATAGTGCTTTGCGGCCATCTCCTTGTCGCTCAGGGTCAGCAGCTTTTCGGCACTGGTCTGTGCTTCGTCAAGGCTTGCTTTCAGCAGCTGGGCACTTACGCCGTTCTGCTGCAATGCCTTGGTAAAACTGCCCGCTTTGGTGATCTGTTCCTCGGTCACAGCGCCGCTGGCCAGTGCTACCTGCTGGAGGGTGTAGCTGTAGGCATCTGCCTGATCCCCCAGCCTGCCTTGCAGCTGTGCCCATCCGCTGTTCAGTCCGTCCTTCAGCCGTTCGTTCAGCCCGTCGATGGACGGCACAAAAATGTCGTACAACCGATCCGAAAGCTCTGTCCAGATCTCGGTGGCTTCTTCCTTGTTGCCAAAGAAGGTCTCGAAGACAGCCATCCATTTTGAGCTGACCGCGTCCTTGGTGGAATCAATGGCCTGCCCAAAACTGGTTGCCTGCTGGGCCGCCAGTGCCGCACGCTCTGCCAGCTCACCGTATTGACCGCTCAGCTTCTCAAGGGCCTCGGAGCTGGTCATGCCCTTGTTCTTCTGGGTCATCTCGTAGGCCGCTTCCATCATGGAGGCGTACTTCTCAAAGGTCTTTTCCATGACCTTCGTGTTGGCCCACTTTTTGGAAAGGGAGCTCTCAAAGGTGCCAATGGTCACCTCGCCCTTTTTCAGGGTGCCCAGCTCCACCGCTGTGTCAATGAGCTCCTGCTTCAGGGCCTTGGTGGCCGTACCCATCAGGTTCAGGCTCTTCCAGTCCTGAAGCTGCAAATGTCCGGCGCTGTAGCTCTGGGTCAGGTTCCGGATGGTGCTCTGGAACGCAAAGCCCGTCTTGCCCGCGTCTGCGGTGGCGTTGGCAATGCCCATGATCATGGGGATCATCTTGTCGATGTTGCCGCCCGCAGCCGTCATCTGGGAAAGGGCGCTGGTCATCTCGCTGAAGCTGTAGCTGGTCTCGTCGGAGTACCACATCAGCTTGTTCAGGTAACCGTTCACCTGATCGATGCTCTTGCCCGTGGCGTTCATGATGGTCTGAACGTTGGAGGTCTTTTCGGTGTACTTGTCCCAGCCGCTGGCCACCTGATCGATGGACAGGCTCTTGACCAGCTTCTCGCCCGCGTCCACAAATTTGTTAGTGATGTTCACCAGCGCCGTGGTGGCCACGATGTTCAGGCTCGAGAACTTGGATTCCAGCCGGTCAAGGCTCGTCTGCATGGTGGCAAAGTCCACGTTCTCCGCGGCTGCGTCCAGCTTCTCAAAGCCCTTTTCCGCTCCCTTGAACTGGAGCTTCTCCATCAGCCGGTCAATGGTCGAGATGGTCTGTTTGGTATTTTTCTCAAAATTTGCGTTGTCAAACCGCATTTCAACAACGCGGCTGTCTACTTCCTGGCTCATTCTGTCCTCACCTCGCCCCATGCCCGTGCTGCGATCCGCTCAAAAATGGGCCGCATCGCAGGGTTGATATAATCCACGCCCTCTACGTATCCTCCGTTTCGTGTGCCGTGTCCGTATTGCAGGATCACCGCAATGGGCACACCGTCCACGATGTTGGAGTTTCTCCATGTAATGGCGATGCTCTCTTTTCCCTTAGTCACCGTGTAGCTCCAGCTTGCCGCCGTCTTTCCCGTGTCCTTCGGGGTCGCCTTTGTAAGGGCCTCCACGCCCTCCTGTCCGTATCGGTCCAGCAGCTCATCCAGGTTCAGGTTCGAGCATCGCTTCAAAAATTTCCGGCTCTTCTTCCAGTCGCCCTTCTGGCGAAAAACTATTACTTTTGGCACTGCATTTCTCCCCTTGACTGCAAGACCACCATTTTGAAATTTCGCAATAGCGCTAATCGTCCAGTGCAAAGTTCACGCCATGCCAAGGGCTCCCCTACTAGGGGAGCTGGCGAGCGAAGCGAGACTGAGAGGTTTAATCCGTCCCTTACCCTCTCGTCTTCAGCCGGGCCTTTCTCTGCTCGTTCAGCATCCGCTGCTGGGCCATCCGGTCGCCCTTGCTCATCTTCTTCGCCGGTGCCTGGCTCTCCTGGCATACCCGGATCAGGGTCAACAATCGGTTCAAATGCCACTTCTCGCACTCTTTCGGAATGCCAAAGCTGAACATCTGGCAGTACAGCACCTCAGCCGTGGTCTCGGTCCCGCTTTTCCGGGGCGGTCGTTTTGGCCGGGGCTTTCCTGCGGTCTTTCGTTCGTTGGGTCTCGGCTCCCCGCTGAACCATGTTGCGGTCATAGGAGCTTCCATATATTCGTTAATGGAACGGTACTGTTCCCGGGTCAGTCTGGCGTACACTTCGGGGTCTACCCCTTTGGTCACCGTCATGCAGCGGATGTAGTCCAGCCACTGCTCCACGGTCAGCTTGTCCAGATTGCTCAGGAATGGGATGTTCCAGTTGCTTTCCCAATGAGCCAGGGAGAGCAGTGAATGTTCCAGCTTCAGAACCACGGCAGGTGTGTAGACAAATTCCTCTGTCTTTTCGTTCCACCGCTGTTGCCCCGGTATTGTAAGCGTCATCATTTGCTTTCTCTCCCTGGTATGCGTTCATTGAGGTGCCCTTCTCAGAGCACGCTCCATTTTGAATGTTCTTCTAAGCAGGCCTCAGCCCTTCGTTTCAGTCGGGAGAGCCTCCACGGCGCTTGCGGTTGCCACCATCAGGCCGGGCTGGGTACTCACAGGGGCGGCCTTCCGGGTCTCTGCCTTCATGTCCTCCGGCAGGATGCCCTCAAAGAATGCGGCCGCGGCCTCGCCGTTGGAGGCCAGCTTGTAGTACAGGTCGCTGTAGGCCTGGGTGGACATAAAGTCCGCCAGCACCGCATCGTTCTTGATGAACTTCCGGCCGTCCGGGCTCAACACACCGTAGCTCTTGCAGATGATCTGCTTGAACAGCTTGGCAAGCTCCAGCTGGCTCTGGGCGGCAGTGATGCGGTTGATCATCTGCACAAGGCCGCCCTCGGTGGTCAGCTCCATCTCCATGATCTCGGCACGGGTCAGATTGAAGTAGTAGTCTTCCGTCCGCTCAGTACCGCCAAAGTCCACGGTGGTCATCGTCTTTTTCAGCATTTTTCTTCTCCTTTATCGTGTTCATTGATGCCGGGCTTCTTACACCTGGCCCTCGCTGTCGGTGATCAGCTTGATCAGCTCGTCGGGGGAAGGCAGGGTCGCCTCGGCAGTCTCGGTGCCCCAGAGCTTGTCCTGAATGGCCTTCACGGTGGCAGGCTTCAGCTTGGAGCAGTCGATCTCCATGTGGCTGGTGGGGCGGTGGCCGGTCACGCTCACGGGGGAGGTGGTGCACTCCCAGCTGAAGGTGATGGCATCGGGGTTGTCATTGATGGTGGCGTAGCTCTTCTCGCTGGGGGAAGCGGTGCTGTTCCACGCAATGTGGATCTTCTGGCTCACCTCGTCGTCAACGTCGTTGCCCACGGTGGTCACCCAGCTGAAGCCAAAGCCCTGGCGCTTCTGCTGGCCGATGGAAACACCCGTTGCAACCTGTGCGGAACCGTCGCAGGGCTCCCACTCGGGGGGATAGGTGTAGCCTTCGATGGTGTAGCCGTACTCCTCGGCAGAGCGCAGAGAAGCATACTTGATGTCGTCGGCGTAGAGCTTGGTCTCCTCAGCGCCGGAGGGGCTCTCGGTCACGGCGGTCAGGCCATTCCAGGCCACGCCCTTGTCGTAAGCGCCGGTGTTGTTCATGGGATACAGGACACCCAGCTTGGTGCCCATCTCGTAAAACTTTTCGCCGACAGCGTCCCAAATCAGTCTGGACATATAGTTCCTCCTTAGATGTAGATCGTAAAAACGGTGTGGTATAATCCGTCCGAAACAAAAGAGCGGTCGTAGGTGCATTTTGGCAACACACTTACGGCCGCTTTGATCTTGCTGTCAGGGTCTTTGTCCATCACAGTCACCGTGTAGAACGGATGCTGGATGTAGACCCTGTCGTTTGCATGGTTGTTTCGGATCTTGCTTTCGCTGTACACGATGCAGGGATACTGGAGCTGGAATCCCGCTTTCGGCTGAAAATAGAGGTGGATCGACTTTCCGTTCTCCTTCAGCACTTCGCGCAGGAGCGTGTCAACCTTCAGCCGTGCTTCCATTCCAGAGCCCTCCCAAAGTCAGGATCAGGCGCGGGTATTGCACCTTCACGCCGGTCACCTGCCATTTCTGTCCCATAAACACCGCATACCGGAGATCGTAGAGATGGTCGTTTGCAAACGGGTCCGCCAGAACGCTCAACTGGTTTCCAACCGTGATGTCGGGGTTCACCTTGTCCCCCATCTGCATCTGCCGTCCAAACTCCAGCACGTCCCCGTAATAGGTGCGTTCCGTCATCTTCTCGGTAAATACGCTGGGGGCGGTCTCCTCCACCTCATCTGCAAATCCCAGCTTCCCGCAGTATCTCATCTCTTCTCACTCCATTTTGATTTGTTGTGGCTAACCTTGAACCCTGAAGAAGATCAGGCCTCGTCCGCAGCCATGGTGCAGGTGGTGGGGGTAGTGCCGTCGGTCACAACCACACCGGCAGCCACCAGGGCCACAGGCAGGTAGGTCTTGTCGGCAGCCACCACGATCAGACGGCCCAGCTTAAAGGCCTTCTCCACGTCAGCCTTCTTGGCCTGAACCTTGTGGGCCTCGTCCTCGTACAGCTTCTTGTCGGTGTGCAGGTAGGCAACGTAGTTTGCCACGTGCAGATCATAACCGGTCTCGTAGATGGTGTTCAGCATTTTTACTCCTTCTGCCCTCTTTCACAGGGCACTGTTGTTCACTCCCAGTCAAACTCCGCTCATCCAGCAGGGCCAATACCGTACTGCCAAGGGCTCCCCTACTAGGGGAGCTGTCAGCGAAGCTGACTGAGAGGTTTAATCCGTCTGCTCTTTAAGCAGCCCACTCAACAGCCATGGCACTGAACGGGGTGGTCAGAGCACCGGAGCAGCGGGTCTCGATCAGGTACTTCTGGGCGTTGAAGTCGATGTCGAAGTCGTCGAACATGGAAACAGCGCCGCCCTTGTCTGCGCCCACGGTGTAGTCGGCCAGGTTCACGATCAGGCAGACCAGGTCACCACCCTTGGCACCCTTGCGGCCCTCCATCTCGGGGATGGTCACAATGTTCTTCACACGCAGCTTGCGGGCCAGAGCAGCCTCGTCAGCATACAGCGGGTGGCCGATGCCGTCCTCCAGCAGGAGCATCTCGGTCAGAGCGTCCTCGGTGGTGAACAGGGTGGGGGTGCCGGAGCCGCGGTACTCCTTGCGGCTGCGCAGGATCTGCTTGATCAGGGCCTTGTACTTGTCCTCCACGGTGGTCAGGCCGGTGGTCTTGCACTGGACCTTGATGGTAAACAGGTCGCTGTCGTTGAACACAGGGCGGATGCAGTTCTCATCGATCTTGTCCTCAGAGGCAGCCAGACGGCCGTCACCCAGCAGGTAAGCCAGAGCCAGCTCACGGTTCAGCTTCAGGCGCATCTCCTGCTTCAGCCATGCCACAACGTCAAAGCTGGTAATGTCGATCACGTCGTCGCGGTCCAGCTTCTGCTTCTTGTACACGGTGGTGGGGCTGGTGGAGCGGCGCAGCAGGCCAAAGACCTCTTCCTTCTTGAAGTTGCCCTTGAAGTAACCCTTTGCGCGGGCATCCTCCTCGGTCAGGTCGGCAAACATGCTCTTGAACCGGCTGAAGGGAATGTGGTGCACAGCGCCCATGACCACGCTCACCCAGTCGTCGGGCTTGTCGATGATGCGGGGCGTGGTGTCCAGCAGGTGATCCTCAGGGAACAGCCAGTCGATGTTGTCGATGCTGTGGGCCAGCTCGTCACTGTCCATGCCGGCATCCTCAAAGGCAGCCTTCATGGTGCCGTGGCTCTTTGCGGTCTTGACCACGTTGTTGATCTCTTCGATGCTGTGCTTCAGCACGGTTGCGTTGGTATCCTTGTCGAAAACATTCTGCTTCACGGTATCGTCCTCCTCACCGTCATCGTTGTTGCCGCCTTCCTGCTCTTCCAGGGCCAGGCCCACCAGAGCGTGGCAGCACTCTTTCTGCTCGTCGGTCATGCTGTTGTAGACCTGTTCGAGCGTCTTGCCTTCGTTCTTTTCGTCCGCCATTTTGGCTTCCTCCTGTGTTGCTTCATCGTCGGTCACGGCATCGCCGCTGTCCGCACTGTGTGTAAGGTCTTCCAGCGGGTTGCCTTCGGGGTCCATGCCGTGGGTCAGGCTCAGGCCCGGATCGTTGTAAATAAAGGCCTCGCCGCCCTCGTAGTCCTCATCGGCGCTGTGCTTCACCACCTCGTCGATCAGGGCACCCGGGTTGCATCCGGCCAGCACCAGGCTCACTTCCTGAATAATGCCGTGCTGAACGGTGTTTCCTGTCTTCTTGATGCAGTTCGCATAGATAGAAAAAGCGTTCAGGTCACCGCTCTCCACGCAGGCTTTCGCCGTTCTGCCAGTGGGCGTGTCGTTGAACTTGGCGTAGCAGTACACGCCGCCGGGGCGGTTCTCCAGCAGGCAGTGCCCCAGCACGTTTTCGATGTTGTTGTGGTCATGGTTATACACCATAGGCCGCACTTTGCCGCTGCATTCTTTGAATGCACCCGGCGCAATGGTCAGGCCGTCGTAGCACTTTGTCTTTGCTTTCGTCGCCCAGCCGCTGCAATCGTAGTCAAAATTAACCATTTTGATTTGCAATACTCCTCTCTACGGCATCCCGCCCTGCCGTGATCGTTTTGTTCTGCGCCGCAATTTCCTCACTGCTCTGGCTGATGTTTGCATTCCGCAGTTCATCTGCCTTGGGGTCCTTGCTGGGTTTCATGCCAATGGCCTGCCGGAACTCGTTGGAGGTCATGATCTCGTTGCGGGTAAACTTGTCGGCCATTTCGGCAACGGCGGAAACAGGGGTCAGCTTGAACGGGTCACGGAAGTACATCACAGATTCCCGGTTCGCCCGGTCGTCCTCGGTCAGGAACTTCCGCCGGATCTCGTCCACGGCAGCCGCCACAATGGGTTCGATGGTGCGGTTCTCGTAGTTGGTCATCACAGCATCGGAAGCAGTGCCGTTCATAATTTCCGGGGTGATACCCAACTGGCTGTATGCCATGTTGGTCAGGTATTCCACGGTCTTCAGAAGGTTGTTTTCGAGGCTGCGGTTCAGCTGCGTGATATGTTCCGTGCCATCGGTGTAGGCAATGCCGTATTTGGAACCGGCAAGCTGCTGTTCGATCTGTGCCCGCCGCTCTTCTGCCTGTTTCTTCCGGGTCTCGCCCTTCACAACGTAGGGCAGCTGAATGATCAGGTCGAGCTTGCCGCTGCCCACCTGTTCGTCGATCACGTCCATCAGGTTCAGCTTCCGGATCAGGCGCTGCACCGTGCCGTTGGGCTCGTTCATCACGGCATAGAACGGGTTCTCCACCAGGGCCACCCGGGTCTTCGGCAGGGTGATCTCCTCTTTCCGTCCGGTCTGGTCGTTGTACACTTCCAGCCGCACATCGTCCGGGTACCACTCCAGCACCTTTCCCACCCGCATGGATTCAATCCGGGTCTTGCCGGTCTTTGTGTCGTAGTCCACGTCAATGGGCACCAGCGCAACGCATCCCTCGTCCAGCATGGAAAGGAACATGTCATACCGCAGGGCCCGGCCCGTCTGGTCCTTGTTGCCGGAAAGGTTCAGGCAAGAATTAAGGCCCGAATCAACGGTTTCGTCGTAGCGTCCGTTTTCATCGAGCCTTACATGATTGATGGTAATTGCCGCAGCGTCCATTGCGATGCGGGTGTTGATGGCCGTCATGATCGTCCGGTCATTGCTTCGGTTCAGCCTTACCCGGTCAGGCCGGTAGCTGTATCCTTCGCCGCTTCTTCCGGGGGGATCCCGGTTCAAAAACGCATTCCAGGCGTGTCTCAGTCTGGAGCCAAAGGTTTGTGATGCCATTTTGATTTCCTCCAGACCTTAACTGTCTTTCTTGTCGTCATCCTTCTTCTGCTGGTTTCCGCCGGCGCTTCCGCTCACAATGGCATTCGCCAGTTCGGGGTTCTTGAATTCCTTCGTGATAAACTGCTTTGCACTGTAGCTCATGGCACCGGAAACGGCCTTGGTCAGAAACTGCTGGGAGGCATTCGTCATCACGGTCTTCACAAAGCTCTGCCCGCTGTACACGTCCTTCCGCAGCTGCTTCACGTCCTTCTGGAGCTGGAGCCGCTCTTTCTCGGCCTTCAGTTCCTTGTTGGGGTCATCCACCCGGATTTTGGTCTGCCCCTGAAGATCCCGGTACTGCCTTTCCATTTGCAGTCGGTTGATCCGTGCCCGCAGCTCCTCGTCGGAGTAGTCCTCCGCATTCTTTCCGGTTCGCTTGGGTGCATACTCGGTCTTGGGCTCCTGCGCATCCTCACCGGCGTTTCCGTCCCCGGCATAGTGCTTTCTGCCTGCGGCCGTCAGGGTACCGTCCTTGTTCTGGTATCGCCGCACGCCCCACTTCATGCCCTTGATGCCCCAGTGGTATAGCTCGTCCTTGTATACCTGCATGTTTATCTCATCACCTCAGTTCTTTCCGGCAATGTACTTTTTAACGCTCTTTCCGTCCATGTCCTTCAGCATCGTGATTTTAGGATTATCACTGAACAGGCTCGATATGAAGCTCTTACCCTTCTTTTTTCCGGAAACGTACTTCCTAGTACTCTTTCCATCCATATCTCGCAGCATTGTGATTTTGGTTTCGGAGTGGAACAGCTTAGAAACAACATCTTTTCCGCGCTGGTAAATAGATTTTCCGTTTTTCTTAGACTTTTTGTTCTTAACCGTTTTCACAGAAACTGCTCGCATAGATGTGCGATACTGCGTACCATCGCTAAACGTAAATGTTTCGTCGAAACCGTGAACCCCATTTTTCAGAGTACTGGTTTTTCCATTCATTTTGCTGGGTTTATAGTCCTTGATTTTTTCAGGTCCGATGAATTAGGAAGCCCTGTATTGCCCCAGCCTGTAATGATGTTCGTGCGGCCTTTTACTTTCTTCAGCTCTTTCGGATCTTCGCTAAAGATTTTATGATTTTTGTCCGCGTTTTGTTTTCGGGTTTTGTACGCACCATACTCCCTGGCATCGTAAAAATACCGGTACTGCACCCGTCCGTGTTTATCGGTTCCGACCACCACACGGGCGTAATATTTGTGGTTCTTTCTTTCTCCGCCCACTTCCGAATGGACCAGATAATTCCACCAATCGTTCATTCTATTGTTCCTTTCTTTGGTTTACAAGGGTTATTGGCCGTGTTATACTCTTCTTATCGAACATTTTCGACAAAGAGGAGTTCTTATGGAATCTGTTATATGCCCGAACTGTGGCAGCAAAATATCTATCCCGGATTCAATGCCTGATGATATCATCTGTGAAAAATGCCAGAGCAAGTTTGGTGTAATGTATGAAGCAATCGAACCGTTAACATTCAAAGAAAAATTATGGAAATTTACCCACGACCATCGTAAAAAGATTGCAGCAGGGCTTATCATTGGTGCCATTGCGTATCAAGGATACTTATGGTATCAGAAGTTGATGGAAGGAAACTCTTCTGAAGAAACTCCAATATTATGCGACAACACCATTTCTGAAAACGATTCCTCTGAAGATACTGCATCGACAGAAATGGAACTTGATAACGATCCGGATGCCTATGACAGAAAAACGGTTACACACAATATATCCATCCGGAATATGGGAGAGAACCGTTATCCGAGTCCAGAAAAGCGCCAACAAGCTAAGGATCTTGGGATTGATCTGGGACCGCATCAAACCCTTGTAGATGAGTACCCTCAACGTCATCGTGTAAAAAAAGAAGACTCCTGATCACTCAAACGCATCCCGGTTCTGTTTCCACGCCACGTAAGCGTCCATCATGGCAGCCACTGCATCGATCTTCTGATCCTGCCGCTGCTTGTAGAGCTTCCGGTTGCCATTGGTGTCCACCAGTGTAATGCAGTTGCCCATGGCAAATTGCATCAGCTGTTCATCAAACAGCAGCTTCCGCTGTTCGCTCAGCTTTTTCAGCTCACCCAGCGGCACGCTTTCGGTCTTTGCACCCTGGATCACTTTCACAACGCCAAAGGTGCTGTTTTCATCGCCCCAGCGCTTCACGAACTCCTGTGCGTTGTAGGGGTCGTAGCCAAACGCTCGCACGTCGTACTCGTTCTCCATAATAAAGTTGTCCAGATCATCGTACACCTGCATCATGTCCAGGACCGTGCCGTCAAACACGAACAGGGTTCCTTCCCGCATAAACTCCTCATACTGCTGCCGTCTCGAAGCCGGAAGCTGGCTGAGTGTGTAGGATGTGATGTAGTCCCGTGTCTTGACCCCGAAATATCCGTTGGACAGCGGAAACAGGAAGGTAAAGGCGCAGAAGTCGTCGCCCATGGAAAGGTCCGCGCCCATGGCACAGGGCATCTGCCAGAAGCTTCTCTTCCTGTGGCACAGGGTCTCCTCGTAGGGGAAGAAATAGGTGTAGCCCTCCATAGGCAGGTTGAAGCGCTTGGCCAGAATATCGTTTCGGGCGCTGGGGGATTTCTCCGCGCGCTCCACGTCCAGCTGGTAGGTCTCGTAGCTCACGGTCTTGCCCAGGTTCGGGTTGGCCTTCAGCCACATCTCCGGCTGGCCCACTTCCTCAATGGAGTCCAGCTTGTAGTACCAGATGGACACATGGGGGTTGACGTACTCCCCTTTCAGGATGCTCATCAACTCCATTTTGATGTCGTCGCCGCAGCCGTTGCGCACCGTGCCCTCGGAGGAAGCCGCCACGATGAGGTAATTTTCGTTCTTGGCCGCGCCCTGTTCAATGGCACCAATGGGGTCTTCCCGGATGTCGCAGGAGAGCCATTCGTCCACGGTTGCCACGGTGTCACGCCGTCCTTGCAGCTTCTCGATGGTCATCGGGCGCACTTCCAGCAGGCTGTTGGTCAAAAAGTTCTCGATGCCCTTCTTGGTGGAAGCCATCTTCACCCGGTCTGCCTTGGAGCCGGTGGTGTTTTGCAGGCTGCCCTCGGTCATAAACTGGAACACCGGCCCCTTTGCCCGCGCCAATGCGGTGCGGAAGGGTGCCAGCACCTCCTCGGCCTGTTTCATGGTCGGGGCGGTGGTCAGCTGCTGGGTCGTGGTGGTGTACGCCGTCAGGAAGTACGCCTGCAAAAACTCCAGATACATGGTCTTCGCGGCCGATCGAGTAATGATGAGGTATTGCTTTGTCACCAGCCGCTTTTTCAGCCGCCGGGTCTCGTAGTGTCCGCCGCCTCCGCGCTCATTCGGCACAAAGACGCTTCGTTCCACAAAGTAGTACCATCCAAAGATCTCTTCGGCCCATAACTTGAAACTGTCCAGCAGCTTCACGTCGGTGCCATCGGTCAGGGTCAGCTCATCCTCGCAAAAGGAGATAAAGCCGTTCACCGCCTTGTCGTCATAGTAGATGCCCGGGTTGGCGATCAGGTCGTCGATCCGCTCCATCTCCATGGCAATTTCCCGGCATACGGGTATTTCGCCACGCATCACGGCCTCCCGAAAACGGCCGTAGTAGATCGGCGTGGCCGTGTTCGATAATGCCATTTTGGTTCCTCGTCTTACTCCGTCTCACTCGTTCAGGCTTTGGGCCGGTAAAAGGGCTTGTCCAGGGTGTAAAAGCATCGGATATCATCCGGGCATTCGCATGTTCCCTGTCGGGTGCATCCGTTGCAGATATCCTGCGTTACCCGCCCGAACCAGTCCTTTTTCTCCGGTGTTTCCATCCAGTGCTCCACCCATCGTGCTGCTACTGTCCGTCCCATGTGTTGTCATGCTCCACGTTCAGCCGCCATTCCATCTCGGAAGCGGTATTCTTCAGTGCTTCCATGGTGGTGCTGCTCTGGGGCGGGTCAAAGCCCAGCAGCCGTACCTTCACGGCCACGTAAGCCTTCACCGCTTCCACCTTCACCGGGTCGGCAACGAACTCCGTCCATTCGTTTTCTTTCCCGGAAATGGCATATCCCTCGCCGGGCCCCACGCCCATCTGCACCAGTGCAAACAGCGCCATGTTGATGTACATGATGATGTCCGCATCAAAGTCGGTGCACTCCTCGGCAATGCCCAGCAGCTTCTTCACGGAAGTGAGAATGCTATCCATAGTTACTCCTTATAAAAAAGAAAGCGCACCAACCGTTACGTCAGTGCGCCAATTGAATCAGTTCTTATTGCTCGTTGCCCACTTGTCAAAATCATGGAACGCTGAATCCATTAAAACAGTATCCATACGTGACAATGCATTAAAAGAAATTCCTTTTTCCTGCATCTTTGTTTCATCTATCTTATAGAGATGGGCTGAATTATAAAGAATCCCACAGGATTTCAAGTAATCCAGCACCTGCTTTTTTGCAGGGCTATTGCTAACCACAACACGATCTATTCTATCAGCAGTTTTAGCCAAAGTATCCTTTCTATGTGTTCTGAACTCAACGAGAATGCAATGCATTGCATGAATAAACTTTACTATGTCAAATTCCGAGGCATCCTCAAAGTCGTATTTATAAGGAATTAAAGAATAATAATTTGTCAAATTTTCCGCATCAACTTTCAAGTCATCAGCCTTTGTAACATCAATTATTACTCCATCTCCCGCAAAGCCTTCATGAGCAACCAACAAGCAAGTTTCAGGTTTATAAGATTCTATGCTGATGTTCTGTGTTCCCCAATTCAGTTTTTTGCAAATCACTGACGAATTATAAACTCTACAATCAACGCCTTTCTTTCCAATATAAACATCAATGCTAGGAGCATCAATAGAAACACTAATCAACTGATCGAAAGCTATCGGTTCTCCTGTCATTCTGATTTCAGCAATATAATCTTCTCTCTTTATAGCTTTCTTTTTCCCGGGAATCATCCCAAAAACGGCCAGACATTTGCTATCTTCCGTTTCAGATGCCGGAATCTCAGAACATTCCAAATACGGACGTTCATACGCCGTTGCTTTAGCCTTAAAGGAATCATACACATACGAAATGTGTTTAGGCTGAATTGTTTTCTCTGAGATTCTCATATAGCAATCAAAGAAAATCTGAGATGGGAAATAAGACTGACTCTGTAAAACATCGAAATTCAAATCAGCGGACGCTTCATGTTCTTCGTTTAAGATAATTTTCGTCAGAGTATAGTCCCTAAATGCAGGACCCGTAAAATCAATCTTTTTCGACAGTCCATTGTTCTCAACACTATTGCGTATAAATGGATGTTGCGGCAGAAACGCTTCCAACACCCCCTGGTATTCAGTTACCAGTTGTGGAGGCAAAAAGTCAAGCTCGTAGTTACTATACTTGCAATCCTGAAAAAGAATATAGTATATAATCCTTACAAGCTGTTCTTCTGGTGAATAGACTTTTTCCCACTCAGAAAACTCAGGATGTGTTGCCGCACACCTTTCCTTAAATGCAGGAATCACTTTTTCCACCTGTTCACGACTCAAAAGATCATCCATTATCTTCATGATAATCGCTACACAGTCTTTCTGATTTGCAAGTTCGCTAATCAGTTTCTGACGGTTGGGAGATTCCTTTATATGTGCAGATATTGCCTCCAACACCGGTGCATATCCCAAGAAAGACGCTCTTTCTTCAGGTGTGATGTTAGTATTGACTACATCATAATACTTTTCCGCGCATGCAATGTCAGGCTTCGTCGGAGTATTCTTTCCAGCAACACTTCTCACAATAAAAGACTTCGCTGCGGGTTCATCGAAAAATCCGATTTCATAGTGAGCAACGGAGATTTTGTTTTCTGCACAGAACGATGCGATATATTGGGCCGTTTCTGTTCTTGCCAGTAAGAACACTGTAGGCATCGTATGATTCGATAAGCTTTCACTAATGTCGGTAATAAAGCTGCTCAACATTTTCCGACCCGAAATGATTTCAGCTTCATCAAAAGCATCAATAACCAATAAAACATCACCAGTGTTCATATCAGCTATAAACTCGGAATATTTTGGTGCGCCGACAGCATTAAGAATTGAACCAGCGAAACTATTTGTACCAACTTTTACTTTTGCCAGATTCCAGTAGAGGGCATTAAAACGATGCGCAATATATTTAGCCAAGGAACTCTTGCCTGCCGCTCCCGGTGCCGAAAGTAAAACAAATTTCGGCTTCAGAGTAGAGAGTTTTTTGTCAGTTTTTACGTCACTAAAAGATGGTGGAATATAGAACGGCTCATTATCTATATAGCAAATGTAGTCTGACACCGAATCGTTCAGCGAGTATCTCTTGCATTCCCTATATGAGCCAAGAATCCCTTCCAGAACCATTTGACTTCCTCCTATGATAGAGTCGATGTATTTTATTACATTATAGTCTCTTATTGGTCTCATGTCAAATTCTCCTGAAGATATCTAACTCAAAGTATACATCTTTTGCAATTCTTAAATTGTCAAAAACAAGTTCTCCTCCATGGGCAGGTGTCGCCCGGTCTTCTTTCTCCATCCGGCAGCTTCGGGCCCTTCCCCGTTCCGTAATGGATCACCTTGTGCGTTGCCGCCGAAACACAAATGGCGTTCTCCGGGTCAAGCAGCTTTTCGCTGTGCTGGAGAACGTCATCTTTTGTTATAGGGTTTATGTGGTGGATGGAGATCTTCGGTCGGATCGGCTTTCCATCCCGCAGCACCCAGTCTGTGATGGGATGGTCTTTGCACCCCAGGTCGCATCCCATGTCCCGGGCGATGATCCTGTCCCTGAACTGCCGCCACTCTCTCGATTGGTAGAAGTCCTGGTTCAGCCATCGGTCAAACCCAAAGGTATCTCTCCCCACTTCCCCGTGCAGCTGTAAATACTCCAACCTCTCCTCGTAGGTCGGCAGGGTGCAAAGTTCCGTGTAGCTTTTCATCCAAACAGCCTCGTACATTCGCAAAGAAACAAAACCAGCCCTAGGATGCCGCAACCCATCAGTGCGCTTGCACTCACCGGATTGTCCGGCCTATTTCCAAGCCATGCCGCTACCAGAAAAATCATTAAATAAAGAAGGATATTGGGTATCAATATCAACTCATATTCCATCATACTCGTCGTCCTCGCCTAGACCATTGTATTTCTTCATGGCAGTAATGGCCTTCTCGTACATCTCTTCAGAGTGCTTTGCATTCTGGAGTGTCTCAGTCTTTGCCCTCAGCAGCTTGTTTTCCTCTTCCAGCTTTGTTTTCTCCAACTCGTTCTTAGAGGTCGCCAGCTTCAGAAAATGGGTCGTCTCAGCGCTGGATGCCGTACCTTCCAGCAGTCGTTTCTCAACCAGCTTCATCGCCAGGTTGATCATATAGTTTTCTTGTGCTTCCGGGGTTCTTGCAGGCCGCGAAGTTGCAGCCGACATTTCGCCCGGAGCAGACTTCTTAGGTTTCATTGCAATAACCTCGTTTCGCATTCCTATTTTGCTTTTGCAAGGGTTCATGGGAGTCGCAGTAGTACCAGTTAAGCCTGTCTCATTTGAAAGGAGAAGAAAAAGCAGATCATGCCCAATGGAGGTTGAACATCGTGAAAGCCCTGAACCCAAATATATAGGAGGATACTACTCCCATGAGCCCTTGCAAAAACCGCCGAAGCCCCGGTCTACACCCCAGAACCTCGGCGATTATGCCCCGTTTCGACTTGACTGCGCATACAAATGCACTTATACTTATCTCGGAGGTTGACCTGTAAGTCTCATTTGAATCGTTCATTCTACTAGGAAAGGTGGTGATATAGAATGGACGATATGATTCTAATTGATAAAGTCACTTACGATGACTTTACTAAGGTCAAATTTGCTCCTGTATCTCGTGAAGAGATCTTGGAGAATATTACGAAGACTCTCCTGTGGATTGCAGATAAGTGCAAAAAGCTGGAGTTAGATCGAACCGTATAAAATGTAAAAACGTCAGTACCTACATACCGCGTAGATACTGGCGTTTTTTCTTCTTAAAGCCCAAATATCAATTTTCCCTCCGGGGAAATATCACAGACCGGCGCGATTTGAGAGGGGGTGTCGATTTTGGGACCCCCTCCCTATGGTTTACGCGGTTTGGCCGAGCGTGTCCTCGTCGGGCACGGTGATCTTGAGCTTCTTGTAAATGTTTATCGGGTCAGCAGCAACGATCTTGTCGATTGCCTTCTCAATTTCATAGGCATTTTCGTTGTCCGTGAACTGAGATGAGGTCTCGGCGATCCTCATAAGCAAACCGGAAGAGTTGTAGCCGTGCTCGACATCATACTGATACCACTTCTCGAACTCGTCGTACGGACTGTACGGGTTGTCAAAGGTGGTGAGAAAGCATCGAACCATTATTCAAAGCCTCTTTCTTAGTAGATTGTTACTTATTAAGCGCGCTGTAAACCGTGGACTCCGGAATACCGCAGGCCTTGGCGATTTCAGCATAAGAATAACCGCTTCGCAACATTGCGTTTGCTTTAGACATCTTTGCAGAAGTCATAACAGTAACGTTTTTCGGCATTGCACGCTTTACAATTTCGTCAGAATCAGACGAATTAAGGAATTTCGTCAACATATTGTCGGAAATTGCGCCAGCCTGAACAGCTTCCCATTCTCTGTCCGTGAAGGTGACCTTGGACTTGCGTCCGCTTGCACCAACAGAATCGCGAGCACGTTGCATCTCGACAGAAGAGATCTTCTTGATTTCTTTCTTGTCGATCGTAGGATCCAAGCCCTGTTCCTGAATCTTCGCCTTAATATTGGCGTTCGCAATCAGCATCGCTTTGCGCTCCTTAGGCTTGTTAGCGACCATGTTGTTATATTTCTCTTTCAGGGAGGCAACCTCAGGCGCATAGGTCTTGGCCGCTTCAGGGTTACGCTGGATGCCCTTCATGTTGACCGCCTCTTTGCGCGCCTGGTTGGCCATGGCCTTCAGCTTGTTGGAGAAGTCCGCGTACAGGTTCTCTTGGATGGTGCCAGAAGACAACGTGCGTGCATCCTTCGTTTCAGAGATCAGACTGACTGTATCCTCAGCCTTACGTTCCTTACCCGTCTTGGGGTCGGTGAAGGTACGTCCACTTTCTTTGTAGATGTATTCGCCAGTTTCCTTATCAACTCGAACACTGCCACGACGCTCGGGTACACGAACCGTCTGCTTACGGCGAGACAGGAGCGTGGATGCGCCGCCATAGTGCGTAGCACCTTCCTCGTCCACACGAATCTGCCACTTCTGTTTCAGCTCGGGGATACCATTCTCGCGCTCAGAACGCTTATAGTCCAGCTTATGCTTTTCCGCATCGATAACGACCATGGAGTGCTTAACCGCACGTGCAAGCTCGTCCTCATCGGCACCTCGCAATGTCATATCGGTGATGAGGTTGGAGATCACGCCCATTTCGCGCTGCTTCTCCTCTTTTTTCATCAGCCTAACATTGTTCGGGTTGCCTTCAGGAACTGCATAAGCGGTCTTGGGATCGAATCCTTCCAGTGCTTTCAATGCACGGGTGGACTTGATGTTGACCTTGTCGGTAACAGGGATTACCATGACCGTGTCGCCATCGAAGTCAGCACCAGACAGCCGTTCCGCAACCTTTGCATTGATGCCGATCGCATCCTGAATTGCACCGAGATTCCGCTTACCGCTGACATTTTTGTTGTTGACGGTCACGATGGGGATTTCAAAGGTACCTGCATGAGGGTAACGGATCAGTGCAAGCCTGGTGCCATTCTCATAAGTGGGGCAATAAGCTTCTGTCTCCTTGATCTTATTGATCGGAAGGATAACCTTTGTGGACTGGCCCGGGAAAGCAGATGCCTTCAGGGTCATGGATGTTCCTTCAACCGTATCAGCAAAATCGTTGAGCAGCTTCTTTTTGACCGTAGGATTATCGTACCGCATGATTTCATCATATTGGGCTTTGTAATCCGCGACGGTAAGGTTGAGCTGGTTCTCGATTAGCTTCTTGGGCTGCTTGGAAAGGAACTGAGAAGAGACATTCCGGGACATCGTATCCCAGTCGCCCTCCTCTTTCAGCTTGTTAATCGGTGAGAGGTGCTCTTTGCCGTCATCGCCGATGTACATGCTCTGGCCGTTGGCCTTGATGGCCGCGCCAAACGGGTTGTCAGGATCAGTTTTTGCTTCCTTGAGAACCTTCATCTTGGGCGTACCGGAAGGCTTATTGGTGTTAAACATCACGTCCACACCATCCGGCAGATCATCCGAATAGACAGCCATGCCCTTCAGATAATGGTCACCGTCAACGAGGATACGAACCTGTGCATAATGGCTCTTGCCGAGGTCAAGGTCAGGCACACCACGGCGAATCTCCATAACACCGTCTTTGTCCAGACCGCCTTCATCGCCATAGCGAATCGCAACACGACTGGAGTCCAGACTAGAGGGGCGCTGAAGCTTCGTGAAGGTCTCACCGCCATCATCGGAGTGGTAATCGCCCAGCGAATCAATCTGATCCTGATGCTGATAAGCATACTTCTGGTCGAACTCCGGCTTTGCGAGAACCGTGATGTTCGTCTGCTGACGGACATTGGTCGGCTGTCTGATGCCAACGCCATAGCGCTGATAACCATATTCTGCTTCCAAAATATAAGCAGCCTCGTCCAGCTTACTTTCCGACACTCCGAGGACCTGATTTGCGCCCTCAGAAATATCAATCATTCCCTTCTTATCGACCTCTTCTTTCAAAGTCGCGGCAATCTTCTCAGCCTGGCTGGCCTTTTCGCCAATGGCATTATTGTACTTGGACCGCACACTGGACTCGCTCATGCCGAGCTTGTCACCAATTTCCTTCCAGCCCAGACCGTCATCCTTCAGCGCACGAATCTGATCATACTCCAATGCCTTACGATCGTGGCCTGCTTTCTGACGTGCAGTGCGGAACTCGGTCAGGCCCATCTTATACTCGTCAGGGAGAGAATTGTTGATGGTCTCCAGAATCTCTTTCTCCGAGAGGCCCTTCTTTTTGAGTTCCTCTACACGAGACAGGAAATCGCCGGAATGCTGATACGGATTGTCGCCGGAACCCCAAGGATAGCGACCAGAATGCCGTTTGGTACCATAGTGCTCCAGGATATTGCTTTCGGAAGCAATGCCAAAATAAGAACGGAGGTCTTTTTCAATCGGATTCATGCTGCCACTCCTAACAAAATATCAGTGATGATCGGGTCGAACTCTTTGATTTTAGCGATGATGGGACTGATTTCCTCTTCAGTGGGGTTCTCGACCCAAACTTCATCGTTCTGGTAGATACGGAGCTCTATCCGAATATCTTTCGGGTGGTATCCGTACTCCAGACAGAACAGAGCGGCATAAATATAGAGCTGCTCCATGTGTGCAGGAACAGCTCCGGTTTTTAAGTCGTGAATGCGAAGGAACCCATCGTTGAACGAAATGGCATCCGCAGTTCCATAGCAGTTGTCGCTGTAATACAGCACCTGCTCGGTATCCATGCGGAAACCAATGGCATCGTTCACGTAGGTATTGAGGGTTTTCTTGTTCTTCGGCAGTTTTTGCTTCAGATTAATGCACTCTGCTGCAAATGCGTGCAGCCGTGTTCCCCGTTCCTTCGCCTGGTAATTAAGAACTGCATTGGTCAATCTATCTGCGTCATAGTTCAACCAATGGTAGTTACTTGCTCCGAGGAGGGCATGTTTCCCCGTGAGCCTCGAATGATCTCGCCAGTTCATTAAGAACTTCCTCCTTGTTTTCGGGATAGATAAAGGCCGCAAAACTCATCTCGTCCATCTGCTGAACGTAATAGTCTTGATTTGGACGATGAGATGCACCCGCTGACTTCTTGCCCTCCAATGCGCCCCATGTTGTGCCGTAGAGAATCAAGAGATCGGGGATTCCCTGAATCTCGTTTGGGTCAAGATGGACAACCATACAGCCGGGGAAGCGTTCTTTCAGCTCCCTTATCAATCCTGTCTTGAATTTGTTTTCGAGCATGATGCAACCTCCAAAATAAGAGGAATAGTGCATCCTGAGACGCATTCTATTCCCCCCATAAAAGGGGATGTTTTTCTCGCGTGAGTTTTTAGGAAAAAATGTGAATTTTTAGGAATTTTCAGAGCAAAAGAAAAGCCCCTGCGTTTTTTCGCGCAGAGGCTGTTGGCATAACTCATTTTACCACTCTGGATCAGGGTCCAGTTCATCGCTGTAGCTTGCTTCTTCGGTTGGCGAAGATAGGCTGTCGATATCCTCTTCAGAAATCTCGTCGCCGCATCCAGTGCATACCCAGACTTCGCCATGTTGGATCATCTGACAATGGCAGTTCCAACACCAGTGCTCGCCTGTCGGACGATCATATCCGGGCGTGTGAATGACCCAATTCTCAAATGAGCCATTCGAGTGCTTCAGCCATAAAACAGGAAGTCCGAGGTTCAGTGTATCCCACACCCAAACCTCATCGCCATCGGGAAGTTCATCACGAGATTCGTAAGAATAAGGAAAATCTTTCCAGTGAGATGCCAGCTCTTTTATGTTCGCCATATTTTTCACCTCATAAAATCAAAAGTGCTACGTTCGTACACAGTGCTTTAAGGATACACTATTCGGCGCTCTTTTGCAAGGTGGAAATGGGAAAACTCGCTGTGGCCAAAAACCCGTTTTTTATCCTCTATTACTATATATATTTTTTCATTTTTTTAAGTAAGTTAAAGAAAAAAGTGGGTTTTTGGCCAAATAGCATATTTTTAACGCAGCTTCGTTAAATTTTGTGGCCATTTTTATAAAAATTTTTGGCCACGAAGTGGGTTTTGGCCACAAAACTGACAAAATCTGACATTTTACCACAAAAATTCACAAAAAGCGGCAAAAGAAAAATGGGCAATGCAAAATTTATTACCGTGCCAGCGCTCCATAAAGAAGCAAAAATACAATGATGCCTATCATAATAGCCAAAGAGGATTTCATGGATTTGTTGCTTTCCTTTGCTCTCCATCTCTCCTGCTCCATCTTCTTAAGCTCAAGTTCTTTCGCATCCTTGGACTCTTGAATCCGTGCTTCATCCACAAACCGATGCGTCTCCTGATAGTCATCGAGCCGAACCTTCGTCCCGCAGAACTCACAGAACATGAAATCTCGGTTGTCATCCTTCACCGTAAGATCCGCGCCACAGCCAGGGCATTTTACCGTCCGTGCCATAAAAGCACCTCCTATTCGTCATGTACCAAGGATATCATGTGCTCTGCCCGTAGTCAAGTAAATCAGGGCGGTCGAACCCATAATATAATATTTTTAATCATCTTCATAAAATTTTAACCTTTCATATCATTGTTTGTTCACGATTTGGTGTGGTATACTTGCGCTAGTAAAGGCCAGTAGCAGTAATCCGATGCACTTGGCCGCCATTAGAACTGTTACATAGGAGGATATTATGGGTTCTAATTTAGCAAAGGTACTTCCGAACGTCGATACAGCCGAGCTGGTATCTGTTGTTGCTCAGTATAGCAAAAAATTCGGAGCCATGATAGGTCGTGCTGCTTGGAACAATGGCCGAACTGCCATAAAAATTATAACCAAACATGGCGGCCAAGTTTTGGTTCACATAACAGTCCCCCAAAATATGTCCAAGAATCAACGTGATGGGATAATTCACGACTTTTCAAAACTCGGTTTAACACAGGCACTGATAGGTGCGGCCACTGGTACTTCCCAATCTACGGTATCTCGAGTTCTGAGGAAATGACGATTCAACTCATCAGCAACCCATAAGCTGACTGAGCGTAACTTCTCCATCAAGCATTCCGAGTAAGCTCTCAGCATGATTCCTTGCAAGCTCAGCTGGCACCTGCAATGGAATATCTATCCCGGCTTTGGGGCAGTGCATCATGAATTCAATACCTTCTTTGCCCCATAGTTTACATTTCTTCACATCCAGTAAAACAGTTTCAGATTTGAGTAACTTTCGAGTCGCTGCATTTTCACCAATGGAACCAGCTGCCACGCCAAGCACAAACATTCCGCCAATAATGGCAACTTTCTTCCAGTTGATTTTATTTTCGTTAGTCTTTTTCATAATGCTTTCTCCTTTAATTTCACAAAAATTCAGACCTCACACTCGCTCAAACAACGAATGTGAGGCCTTTTATTTACGGATTACTCATGCAAACTCGAATCAATTTCAACGCTTGCCGTCCCACATATACCCCGTCTGCTCATACAGCAGCTTCGGTGAAATGTAGTAGCTGATCCTCCCATACTTCGAGTCCATCTGCTTGATATCCGTAATCCTGACACCATTCCGCGTCGCCTCGCCGATCGGCAACCAGCCAGTGATGATGCCCGCACGAACCCACGAAGGATCACGCCCGTACACTTTCGCTGCCACCCTAACAGGTACAGAACCACATGCAAATTTGATTTCATCCATAATGTTCAACCTCCAAATTGATTTATGAGTGAATAAAAATAAGAGACGTAGATTTCTCCACGCCTCTTGCGGCTGATTAGTATTTGAGTTTTTCGACCGCTTCGTTAAATTCACCTGCGGTCATTACCCACACTCACCTCCATCATCAAACTTCTCCCCGCCGCATACAAGAATTTCTTCAGCGACAGCACTTTAATATCGTACGTACTCTTCAAATTCTCCAGCTCAACATTAACCCCACCAGAGCGATATTCCGCCATATCCAATGCATACCGCATCCGGCGATCCGCAACACCAGGGCTGCAATTGAACTTATCTGCCAGTGATGCCTCGATATCCCTCATGGACATAAATCGGTGCGAGTTCAAGTCATCGATGACTATCTCCACAGCATCGCCCATCAGCTCCCCACCAAAGGTCAGCATGGGAACCTTCAACTTAGCGAGAAAATCATACGTTCTTTGCTGCATTCTCGTTCACCATGCTTCCCTTCCGTGTCTGGTCATCCGCAGGCCAGTACGTGTAAATATCATCGAACACCACCGGGATTTTCTTCTGAAGCTCCATCAGCAGTGGGCACATGAGCTCCCGCATCTGAGGATGGGCCGCCACAGGAGTACGCAGCTTGAAGATGTTGCGCCACT